CTTTTAATCTTTCTACCATTTTTTGTTTTATCATAATACTCTGTACCGTCTTGTACACGGTGGCAAGTTGATAAAAGTTGTGCTGATTCTAATATCATTTTAACAATATGTTTATCACACATTTGTTCAGCAGCTCTTACTGGATGCTTATCCACATAAAATATATTCATTAGTTTATCGTCTTTCTGAAATACGCCTCTCGGTCATACATCTTACATAATTTAGAGAACACATTATACCAAAAGTTCTTTGCCCAATCGGACCTAGAATCTCTACAAGCTTTTTCTGCGTTCTTGATTCGTCTAACTTTTAGACTTTCTGTTGGTTCATCAAACATAGTAATCATTATATAACACTCCTCTCACTTTGGCAAGCCCTATGGTTGTTTAGACTTCTCGTTCCAGTCCATAATCTGGTTTAATTTAAGTCTAATTTCATCAGGATCCAGGTCTGATAGTTCTTTTGCACCTAGTTTTCTGACAAATCCTTTATAATCTCTTTCTTTTTTTCTTAACTTGGCACTTTTGGCCTTTTCTTTTGCAAGTTCTTTAGTTAGGTTTACCTTTTTGGTATTTGCTACTTCTTCTTTTGCTTCTTTTCTAGTTCGTAAAGATATATTGGCCGCTATTAATAGTAATACTGCTAATGGGTCAAATACAAATATTAATACTATAATTACCCACCTTACAGCCTTATCAAAATGGTCTTTTGCCTCGTCACCATAAATTAATTCTGCAATATATTTAATTGGTCCTACTTCGGCCTCTATCTTATCTTGTTCTAATGCAAGTTCAGCTTTTTGTAAAGTTAGTTCACCTATTTTATCACTAGCATTATTAATTGTTGTTGTAAGTAAGTTTCTTTCTTCTTCTTGTTTTTTTCTTTCTTTTAGACCTCTTGTAACATACTCCATATCAATGTATTTGTCAAGAGCCTTATCAAGTTGGTCTAATGTCTTTTGAGACCTATCTATAATTGTTTGTTGTTGGTTTATTTGTTTATCAATCAATTCAATTTTAATATTATTAGATGATACTGGTTGCACTTGGTCTAGGTGCGCCTTTGATAGAAAACCAAATATACCCATAGATGTAATAAAAATTAATATTACAACTGCTGAAGTTAAATAAGCTTTAATTGATTTTGGTACAAGTGGATTACGCCAGTTATTATACAACCAACTGGCGGCTACTAATTTACCTACTTCTAATGCACTACCCATTGCTATAATTGGTATTACTGCACCAGCAAATAGTGTTGCAAGTCCCATAATAGAATAACCAGCAGCTATTACTGATATAGAAATTGCACTTAAAAATGTGATTAATATTGTAAACATATAAGTCCTAATTTAAAATTGGTATATCGTATTCTGTTCTTAACTTTTTAATAATACTTCTTAATTTAGGAAAGTATTGTTTATCAGCTGCATATGCACCAAGTGTTTCAACATATTGTAAAGAATCTTCTACACCGTTATCTCTTAATTCTCTGTACTTTTCATAAGCACTACCATTATTTATGATGTCAATATAGTGTTGAACACTATCACATTCATGTTGATAGACTCTCACACCCCATTTTTTAGGATTATTACTAGGTAACATATGTGGTTCTCGTAAATCATAAGTTCTAATACCAAATAAATTTTTTCCTTCTAACGCAAATCTACTATTACCCCAACCACTTTCTAAAGCCGCTTGTGCTAGTAATACTTCAAAATTTACAGGATAGATGTCTGTTGTTGTATGATAAATGTAATTTACACATTCACCAACACTATTAATAAATGTTTGATTATTAGCTCTTTCAAAATCTGGTTTTGTAACAACTAATATTTTCTCTAGTGTGTCAACAATTTCTTGTGTTTCTATTTCTGCTTTTTGTTCTTTTGACTCACCATAGGCATACAATACGCCTGCGATTGTAGCAATAATAAAAACAGACATCAAAGTATATAATACTGTTTTAATAGTTTTAAGCATTCGTACCTCGCTCTCTCATAACAATATATTGATAACCTGTAATCACTTCAGGTTTATCGTATTCTGTTTCACCAATCTTAATATCTTTCATTCTTTTTTGAAAGAATAATAGACCGCCATCTGATTGAATTTTTTGCATTTTAGCAAACAATTTTTCTGATTGTCTTTGAGTAAGATTAGCTATCACATCTTTGTGCCAATTACCTGTGTAATAGACCATTTTAGATTCAAGTTTTTTATCCCTAAATCTAACTAACTTTTCTGGCACTTTTTCTATTTCCGCTTTCAACCAGCGGTCAATTTCTTTACTAGGCATATTATAGTCCTTTTATCAAAAATTTTTCAATGACATTTTTTGTTGGTATAACTGTTGTATTACCACCATCTGACAACTCATTATGCTCATCATAATTATAATCACTCATTAAAATATGTACATCTCGGTTTTCTTTTACAAGCCAACCAGTAGATACACAAATAGCAGGTTTACTTTTCTGAATTTCTTTTAGAGTTCGCCAACCTGAATCACTCTGAATATCCTCCCAATACACCATATAAAAATCATATTCAAATGGTATGCCTGGTAAGACATCTGATTTTTTAGTTTTTTTTGCCATTTTTTACACTCTCATAGATTAAAATTGTTAAACCAGCAAGAATAATAATTAAAACTTCTTGTGGCACATACACATAAATGTTTTGTAATATATCGTTTATCATTTCTACTACGAACATTCCTTATCAGCTATTTTCGTGTCTTTTAATAATGAACACTTATATTCGCTGTCAGCATTTAATCTTATTTCTTGAGCAATACCCTCTAAAATATATGGTAAATGTTCTTCTAAAATACTTACCATTTCTAAAGACATATTGTAAGCTAGTCTTGATAATTCTGCTTCTAAAACGGAAGTATCAACATTATTACCTTGTATTTTTTGTGTAATAATATGAGCTACCGTAGCAGTAGTAGAATCATTTGCTTTTACTGAATTGGCGAAGGCCGTAAGACCAAACCACACAATCGCAAGTAAAAATATCATTTTTTTCATAATATACCTCTCTAATTAGTTATTTATGGTACTACTATACACTATCCAGCAACTAGAGTCAAGCGCTTTTTTTTGTTGAATTTACTTGTTTTTTTGATTGTTTTGGTGTGGCATTTACGCCACACCAGTTGATTCGTTACATACTTAACGCACCAGAGGTAGTGCCTCTTGGTATTGTCTTGTATTCGTCATTCCAACTAAAAGCTTCTTTTACCACAGCCGCTGAAAGACCTTTGTAATGTTTGTGTAGTTCTTTATCTTTCATTCTAATCGCTACTTCAGCCTCACCTTTTGATAGGCCTTCTAGTGATTGAATAAACATAGTTTCTTTTCTTGTTTTTGAGATTGTGTCCGCACCCTCTACAAAATGCCAGTATTTACCTGACTCTTGTTCTAGGTAAGTATGCTCTGTACCCTCTGGTGCTTCGTTTGCTATAAATGGTGGTGTACCCTCTGGTAAATCCCATTTAATATTAGGGTCAAAACTGCCCTTGATTACTCGTCTTAAACCTGCTGTATCATGTTGTCTTAAAACAGCTATCTTTTTAGGTTTATCTTTTGCATTATTAACTTTAGTCAAAATTTCGTGCATTAATAACTTACCAGAACCAGATGTACTAGCCATGGTCTGCATTTGAGATTTTGACATTAAGTTTGGATTTTGCTCTGCCATATTATTTCTCCATGTTAAAAGTCACCAATGTTTTCCATTAAAGACTTCAATTTATTTTCAATAAAATATGTCAATAACTTACTACGGTCATTGACCTTATATTTCTGATAACTATTTATAATACTTTCCTCGTAGGCTGGTGGTATCATAGATAGGTCTATCAACATCTTGTTTCTATTGTAGTTTTTACTAATATATTGAGTATGATTATCAATATTTGAATATTCTTCTACTCTTTTTTTGGTCATTGGTTTTTGTTTTTCACCAGTTACAAATACATCATCTTCGGATAGTATATTTGGTACACCATCTGACCTATCACCTTTTAATATTTGTTCTATTAGAAATTGTTTAGGGTCTATACCCTCACCAACAAATTCTTTTTGTATAGGAGCATATTGTTTTACATTCTTATATTGTTGTAATTGTATAAAGTCTTTGTCACCAGATACAATCATAATATCTTCATGTTGATGATAATACTTAACCAAAGTAGCAATAATATCATCAGCTTCACACTTGGCCTCATACATAACGACATAAGGAAAGTTCTCTTTGATTTCATTTTTTATATTTGTAATTATATTGAAGATATTATCCCAATCAAAGGATGATTCTTCTCTACCTTTCTTTCTACTATATTTGTAATGTGGAAAATTATCTCTACGCCAAGGGTCACCTGCGTCTGAACAAAGTACCATTTTGCCATACTTTGTTTTAAATTTTACATTAAAACCTCTTAATGAATTTATGACCATATGTCTAATCATATCTTCATTAGCTGTAGTTTTATCTGGTTGACCTCTGGTTTGTGCCATCAAATTAGATATTAATACTTGGTTTAGGTCAACTAAAATCATAGGTCAGAATACCTTGTAATTACCATTTCTTTATCTGCAAAGTTTCTATTATAAAACCATTCTCTATAAACAACATCTGTAAATATTTCCATAACTTCACTATATCTTATATTATCTTCTAATATATTTTTTTCTAATGATTCATATTCATATGTGTCAACTTTACGGCTAACCTTAAATTCTTTTGCGTTTTCTAATAAAGCTCTAATATTTCTTAAATGATTGCTCATTTGTAACTCGCATATATTACAAATATTACACACAACATAAAACAAATGGCAAGTGTATGATTACCTAAATTCCATGCACTAGCT